CCTGCCGATGGTCCAGCTTGAACACCTGTCATATCGACATAAGGTCCGGTAGGAGTTAGCTGTGCAGCTTGGGCTGGACCTAACTGCTGCAGGTCTGTGGTTACATCTGCGATACCTGCGACTTGGCCTACCCCGGCACCGGGAGCCGTTGGGGCTGTGGTAGTGATACCAGCAGTGGGGGCTTGGGCTGTAGTAACAGTAGGAGCAGCACCCAGAGTTACACCAGCGGTTGTTGCTATTTCACCGGGCTGTTCTTGAATAAGGGTGGGGGTTACTTGAGGCGGTTGGGTTTGACCCAATGCCTGTTGTTCCATTTCTTGTTCAATGTTGATTGCCATACCCTAGTCCCTTTGTAACGCTCTGTCGAGTTTATCTTCGACACGGTGCAACGCTTCCATAACCCGTGTCATGTCCTCACGTAGTTCGTTTTTGGTAGCGTAGTCTTCGCGTGTTCTGTTCAGTAATATATCTATGCGCTTCACTTCAGCCATTAGTGACCTAAACATCCAAAACGCTGGTGCAATTACCAGCGTCAAGATAATATTCCAGAACATCATGCTTGAGAGTTCCATTAGGCAGATATCTCTGTTGCACTAATAAACGAAACACCTCTTTCGTATTCATTGCTATCACTATCAGTAACAGTCCTGTTAACATATAATGTGTTTGCATAAAGAGAACTCATTGCTAATTGATATGTGATTTGTGACGTAGTGTTGTGAGTGCTATCAAAATAGACAGTAGCACCGCTATCAGGAGTACCACCAGCATCTGACGTATGATATCCAGAGCTAGGAAAACTTATACCAACACGTCTGCTACCAGCCGCCGCCGTCGATAACTTTGTACTATCTCTTAAAAAGAAAAACGTGGTATTTGCCATCCAGTTAACTGCGCCATATTCGCAAAATAAAAACGACTCTAGTTTGATTATAGAGTTAGTGGCTGTAGGGGTAATGTTTACTGAAAGATTAGTGATTGCAGTATCTGTATTTGCTGAAATAGACTGAGTGTTTGTACTATCGTATTGAGTGTATTGAACTTGCAATACCTTACCAGTGCCACCACTTCCGATAAATGCCGCTAGTTCTGCTGCTTTACTCATGCTAGGTCTCCTTGACATGCAAAGCTGGAATTAGGATAGTCATATAGAGCAGCCGCTGTAGGTGTTACATAACCAGTTGATGTACGCAATGAAGAAGCTAAAATAACTGCTTCTTCACTAGGTTTGCAATATTCTATAGCATTTGTTGAAGCTGCACTATTACCGCAAGAACCTGCAACAGTATATTGTTTTGCTGCACCAAACGATGACGTAAATGCGTGTGAAAAATCACCCGTGCCATTGTCCGTCAATGTGCTTATATTTAGACTTGCTATCGTTGCCGCAACGTCTGGTTCAAACACATTAAATGCTTTTGCACTACCATTTGCAACAAAGCTAGTAGCAATGCTATTATTACCGCTGGCATCCTTTAAGGTATTAACTCTAAGTTCGCTTGCCATTATGCTAACTCCCCGTAGGTTGAGATACACGCCGCACCAGCATCAGTTAGAGTGTTGCTAGAATTTCTGTTAGATGTTCTAAATGTGGAACTAGTTCTATGACTATGACTTACGGTTCTAGTGCTTGAATTTCCACTAGCGCCGCTTTCTTCTCCAGAACATTCTCCGTAACCATAGGTTGCATTAGACATATTTGTGGTAAAATTATATGTAAATGAACCTGTTGCATTATCTGTTAAAGAAGCGGTGTTGAGTGAATCTGCTACTGCTGGTGTAATATTATTAGACTGAGCATACATTTTCACTATACCAATTAAGAGGTTCATAGTTGCAGATGTACCAACAGTAACAGTAATATCGTTAGCCGTTGTGTTACCTCTCAGGTCATCTACTTTAAGAATACTAGCCATTACGCAAGGTCTCCGTGAAAATTAACAGAAACATCTGAAGCGTCTGATGCACTTCCATTTCCGTAAATTCTTATATTAACTGTGCTTGTGGTATAGGTTAATACCCTAAAAGCACCACGATTACTTGATGTATGATTACTTGAACCAGCGCAAGCATAAGAAACAGAGGACATGTTGTTGGTCAGGTTCGGGTTATAATCTCCGGTGCCGTTATCTGTGAGGCTTGAAAAGTTAAAGTTAGCATCTAAACTGGGTGTACTACCATCAAAATGTGCCCATGCCTTCGCAGCATGTTGCTTAGTTAACGCAACAGGACCAGTGCCAGCCTTGTCAGCAATAGTATCTACATTTAATACGCTGGTCATACGATACTCCAATAGCCATTAACAGTGACTGTGGCGTTCTGTGTAATCGGACCAGCCGACACGCCATTCTCATCGCTGTCAATCGTGATGTCAGCAGAGATGGTCTGCCCATTCAAGCGGATGATGCTGTTGTTACCCTTGAATGGATAGCGTGTGTCACTTTCTGTTTTAGTGTAGCTACTTGCTACAGCAAAGGTGTCGTACACCACCATCTCAACAATGTCATTCAGGCTGGCGGCTGTGACTAACACAACGCTTGTGCCTGTTGTGGCTGCATAGTCAGTACCCGGCTTTAGAAGCACACCATTCTGATACACATCCATGTACAGGCTATCTGTATAGCTTAATGTTTTTGCATCTGCATCGCTGCCACTGAATGTCGTTTGACTAGCTGTGGCTTGATATACGAAGCGGTTGCGAACACCAAACTCTGGGGATTTTCCTATGTAGGGCATCGTTATTCCTTAGGGTTTTGTAGGCCAGACCACATCGTCTAGGTTGCTATAGGTGTCGGTAATGTCACGCAAAGCCTGACGGTAAGCTGCCTGTGCATCTGTCATAGTAATGTCAGAGCCAGCCCACCAATCAGTTTCAGCCAGCTTTTTGTTTCTTTTATCTCTAAGCTGATTCATTGGAATTTGAGCATCAAACTCTGCTACCTTTGCGGCGATATCTTCTGCTGATGGCTGGTCAATGTCATCAGAAAGCCATTCAATAATTACATTATCTCTTGCTGACCAGATAGCATTTGGGGCTAAATCGTTCATAGCTTTTGTAAAACTGCTCACGGCTCAATCTCCATAATGGTCATACTATTTACAATGTTTGCGCCATATTTTGCGTTTTCCATGTACGTCATCGAACCAAGACTTTCAAAAGTTCCAGCATTTACTCCACCACGGACACTGTAGGTTGCGGCAGAGGTGCTTGCTGGTGAGTGCTTAATTGAAAAGTTGTTTACTATCCAGTTAGTTGATGAACTACCGTAGGTCGCATTTTGATAACCTACGCCAATTAAAGTTGTGCCTTTGAAAACAGGCAATGCTATTCTATCTCCTACATTTGCATTTTCATTTGCAAAAATAGTAAAAAATAAATGCAAGTCAGCAGTTGCACTAATTGGCGTAAATGACAGCGATAAAATTTCTACACCTTCTGAAGAAGTAGGGTCTGTGTCGTCATAAGGTATTGTTGACGAACTTGATATAGTAGAACTGCTTTCAGTTCTTTTAACTTGCAATACCTTACCACCTACACCTGTGCCAAGACCGCCTGATAATATTGTAGTTAAAGGCATCTATTTATCCTTATGCGTAAGGGCTGTCACCCAGCAAATCAGTGTCCCAAGCTGCTTTCAGTGCAGAAATGCTTGATGCATTTGTAATTGCAGATGCGGCTGGGGCATTACGAAGGTTAGTCTTCTTGGTTACTGATGCTGCTTTAGCGTCTGCGTCATCAGCTTCAAGAGCCTTCATATACACGACATCCTCTGCCTCTAGCAGTGGTGCGCGAACTTCACGGATTTTGTCCTTGAAGATAACTTTAGCAGCGTCCAAGTCTTCTGAAATGACGTTGCCACTTAATGACCATGCACCACGAAAGTGACGGTCAGAAGGAACGGTTGCGGTTGAAGCATCAATCTGATTCCCGTCCTTGTCTACGATGTATGTTGTTGGTGCCATTAATTTTCTCCTTATGCAGCCAATTCAGTGACGCTCAGTTCTTCAGTAATCTTCCAAGCATTGCGCCACTCACGTGTACCCGGAAGCTGTTCTTTACGGCAGATAACCAGTTTAGGTTTGTTGCCCTCGTTCCAATTGCGCCATACATGCTGTGGGCAATCTTTCATAATTAAGTATTCTATTGCCTGTTCTTCTGTCATAGCTTCGACAGGCTTTGTGTTGTGAAGCAAGTAACCACGAGTGTGCTTCTTAAAGTCAGGTTGTGCTTCATCTTTAGCTAGTTCCCAATAGACCCACACAGGTGGTAAGATGCCACCTTGTAGGGCTGCTGCCATCCAGTTAGGGTCAGGCACAAGTATCTTTGCACATTCATCTATGTTGTCTTCGTAGACTACACGATAGTCTGACTGATAACCTTCTAAGTTTTCTTTTGCCCAGCACAGACGGTCAAACAGGTGTGTGCCTTGAAACTCTGGTGTCTGCATTATGCTAATTCTCCTTGAACCATTATACCATTCTCTGTCTTATCGCCTTTAGTTAGGCTGTTAGACTGATGTGTATTTATAGTAACGGTAGTTGTGGTAAACGGTCCTTCTGGAGTGGCAATTTGCATGTAAGTTGTTGTTGCTCTGCTAAATGTTGCCACCGCATAATTTGCAAGTGATAATGCGTTTGTCCAGTTAGCGGTGTGGTCTCCTGTCGCGTTATCGGTAAGGGATGCTGTGTTCAGACTATCATTTATTGTTTCTCCAGCATCCATACTCACCCACGCCTTAGCACTACCCTCAACAACATATTTCGTATCTACAGAGCCGGAGGTGCTGTGTTCTAGGGTATCTGCTTTGATTTTTCCTAGTGCCATTACGCTAAGTCTCCCTGATAATTCCACCCTGA